GTTCTCCGGCTTAATTATTTCTCTGAGGTTATGGGGGCTATAACCTATCAATAATAACCCTTCCGTCATCCATAACCTGATATCTCCTGCCGTTCTTCTGTCTGTGAATTCTCGCATGACAATCCTGGCAGACTAACTTGAGGTTGCTCCACCCCAGAGCAATGTCAGGATCAGATATATTCTTCGGAGTCAGAGGAATAATGTGATGAACAACTTTACCCGGTATATACAATCCCCTTGCCAGACATTCCTCACACAACCATCCGACAGAGGATGCGTATGCCTTGCGAGTCTGCATCCACATATCCCCATTGTAGAAACCTTTGGTAAACTCCCTCACCCGGCCCCTCCACCTCCGTGTGCAATCCCATCTGAGCAAGTCAGAGATCCAAACGCAATCAGAGTGATGCAGTTGGAACTACACCACTCTGAGCATAACTAATATAGCATAAAATCAGGGTTATAATTACTAGTAATCAGGAATCTTTTAGCCTACTCCACACCAACAGCAAAAAGTCATTACTCCATGTGTATGCCGTCTGGACAGAACAGGGAATCTGCATAGCTGCACCTTCGATAGTGTATTTCTGTTTGAAGTAAACCAACTCAATCAGCTTCACCCGGCAGAGTCCACTAGTCAGTTGACTTGATACCCTGACAGCTTGCTCAACGGCATCCAACTTGCGTTGCTTGTGGTAGGGCAACTCCCTCAGGGCAACATCTTCCGTCCCCCTATGCTCCCCTCCTGCCCTGGGCATCCCAGAGAGTGAAGGACTCACCGATAGTTGGTGGAGTTCATCCCTTGCTTTAACCAGAGCAGGATATTCCTTTGCCGCATTCTTTGCGATCACTCTCCATTTGGGAGGTTTACTCATCCTTCTCCTCCCCCTCCAAAAACGCACACAGGAAAGCACCATTGCACATCAGATGCCACAGATGAGGCAGACCAGACTCAGGGTCAACAGACTTCCAATCCACCCACATGGCAAGAATGTGCCTTAACATGGCATCATGGAATTTCTCAGGGTCTACATCCCTCCAGTTCTCTGCGGTCATATACTTCTGATTCCCATACTCCCTGACCTTCGCCACAGCAGTGATCAACTCAGGAGGCACATACTTGAGTACTAACTTCCCCTTATCACTCTTTGCCCCCGGCAGCTTCATATACTGACTAGGCAGATCCTCCACTCCGTTGTTCCTCAGGATATCCACGATGACCTGTTTCCTCACCTGATTCTGGTCAGCGAGGATCTCTATCTGTGCCAGCTTATTTTTTGCCAACCTATACTCCCGGACTATCTCTTCATCCGTCATTTGCATCAGCTTTACTCCTTCCAACTGCATACTTACCAAAACACTCCTTTACACCGAATACCTTCTCTGCCGTATACACCCAGAGATTGCAGGATCTGCATTTGTATCTCCGGTGTCTGACATTGGGCAGAACCTCCTCAGATCCCAGAACGGGTATCCTTTTTCCACAGTTCGGACAGGTCATTCCAGCCTCCTTCCTGCCCCGGTGAACAGGTGAACAAAGATTTTTCAAAATTCCCTAAAAAAGCAATTATTCAGAGGAACAATCTTGGGCAGTGTTAAGTAGCTTAACAGAATATTCATTCCTTTTTGAGGGATAACTTTTTAAAAAATTTATGTTCACCTTGTTCACCTAAAGAAAGAAATCACGATATATGGTCATCTACGGCACTTTGGAGGTGAACAAAAGGTGAACAAAAGGTGTACAAATTTTGGAGTCTTTGTTCACCCCTCACGCTATTGTAATAAATCAGTAGTGAATCAGAATTTGTTCACCTTGTTCACCTTTTGTACACCTGTTTTGTTCACCAATCAGGAGGAAACCCCAAATAAATCCTGGTCTGTATCACTCTGTCTGAGGTATATCCTTCTGACCGTTCCATCCACCTTTTTCCTACCCAGACCTATCCCTTTTGCCCGTAGCTGTTCATTGAGGAGTTTGGGTGAGTAGGCTTTACTAGTGTCATCGTTGCTCTCCTCATACACCGCCCTGACTTCCTTTGGAGTATGACCCAAGATGGTGGTCTCAATGTCCACATCCTCCAACCACATTGCCATGTGATTGTTTTCCATGTGGTATCTCCGGTTATACTCTGCCACCTTCTCACACTCGGTCAGCTTGTGGTTATCGTATATCCTCTGATACCCCTCCACCAGCAGTCTGATCCAGTACGCCAACGCTGCCGGAGTGGTCATTCTGGTGATGAAGGACGGGTCAGGTTTGGTGACGGTGTTGAACATGGGCAACCACATGACTCTCCTCTGGTAACCATACCCCTTCTCATAACTCTTAATGTCGGAGTTGGCAGTAAAGTAGAGTTTGACGGTGAAGGTGGCAGATTCGGATTGGTGGTATAGCCTCCTTGTCTCCACTGTGTCTGCGGTGGTCAGGTTCTTGAGTGCTTTCATCTCATTGTTGTTGATGGCATCCGGCTGGATATCGTCACCCAGGTTCGCCAGCTTACCTATCATGGTGACCTGGTATCTGGGGTCATCCAGTTCCTTGATGGACAGGGCAGAGCAGTTGCGTGGGTTGTATATCCGTCTCATTATCTGGAGGAGAGTACCCTTGCCGTTAGCACCATTCCCTCTGAAAATGAAGAATTTAGCTATGCTCCTGATCCTCTCAGGATTGACCACCATTGCATACCCCATGATCTCCATGAGCAGGAGTCTGTAGTCAGGGTCTCCTCCTGTCAACTGTGTGATGTAGTCATCCACATCCTGCACAGGTTCGGCCTCAGGGTTATAGACCACATTAATATAATAGGGAGTGAAGTTGGAGAAGGATTCCACATGGATAAACTCTCCGTCTGTCAGGATGCCGTTACGGAATTTAATAGGAAAGTCGCTGCCGCCCATGTTGGTTGCCCTCTGCTGGATCTGCCTGATGACCTCATCAACATATCTTGTCTTCTGTCCCGGTACACGGTTGAAGATGACCTTTCTGAGTCTGTTGTCATCACCGAAATCAACCACATATTCCTCACCATTCCACCACCAGATGCCACCCTGATAAACCACACATTTGTACTCGTTCATCAGGGCAGTAGCATGGTCATACTCATTCTTGATGGATGCCGTCCCTGAGTATTCCCTGAGGACAGCCGCCATCTCTGTGTCATCCAGAGGTTTGTCAAAGATGACCTCGTTGATGAATCGGCATATTTTCTCTGTATCAGGGTTGGAGTCCAATTTCTGTTTATGGGCAAACAGGCCGGAGTTGCGTCCCTCACCCTCACCGATGCCTACCAGAGAAGTGTATTGCTTGGCAGAGGAGAAGTACCACGGGAGCATTTCCCTGACTCCCTCATTCTCCATCTTCCTGAGAGTGCCGTTCCTCTTGATGGTCACCCCGGCAGGACTATTGGAGGATGTCTTGGTCTCTATATTGAAACCCAGCGCACAAGCACCGTTCTTTGCCCTTGTTCCTGCTGGTTTTCGGTAGTAGAGATGTACCCCTCTGTCCGTCCACACTATCTGGGTCTTGACCTCAAACCTTTTGATAAACTCCCGGATCTGGTCATGGGTGAGGGAATCAATGTCTATGACCACCTCATCCTTTGCCAGCAACCAACCGCAATCTGTGAAGGAGTCAGGAGTGTCAGAGGTTTCCGGGTTCGTTCCTGCGTGTTTCTCACCAGCTTTGTATTCTACATACACTCCTACCTCCACCTTTCAAGGTTCTTATCGGTCTTCTCCATATAGTGTCCGATGTCCAGTACCTTGTGGAAGTTGGGGATATCGGACAACTCCCCATTCCAGAGGAACATAGTGTCAGGAGCATCAGGGAAATTGACCAATCCCCCGTCTGCCCGTTGCTTGTACAGTTTGATACCCTCTCCGGCAGTGGCAAAGACCCTGTTGACATTCTGGTGTTTCCTGCCCTCACCGTCCACCACTCCTCTATACGTTCTTCCGGCCTTTAGGATGTACTGGAATAGGTTGGGTTCGTCCCTGTGTGCCTTGATGGTCTTCCAGACAGGGACATCATGGAGGAGGTACTCAACCAGGGCAATTTGGATGATCCGTGCGTTGTTGTTTCCGAAGAGGTTGTCAGATGCGTAGAGTTTGCAATCCCCACCCTTGGTCTTGATGTGTCCGTCCTTGCCTACTGCCACATAGTTGTTGACATCCTTCTGAATCCATCGGTCAAACTCGTCTACCTCAAGGGAGAGGTTGTAGTATGCCTCCCACTCCAGCTGGATATCCTGCCACCTGTTTCCGGCTGCGGTGTAGTCAACGAAAGCTACACCATCAGTATTGAGGTTCACCAGAGTATATCCTGCCTCATAGAGTCTTCTGGAGAGGTCATATAGTGCCAGCTGTCCGTAAGCACACACGGACAGGGATGCCAGAGGATTATTGAGAATGCTATACTGATTCTTGAGATTACCGTATACCGAATTGAGGACGATCTTGAAAGCATCTGCCCTTGTCTTGTCCGTTTTCTTGAGCAGGAGTCTCTCCATCCTCATCTTGTTGTATGCCTCTGTCCCCGGCCCAAGTGCCTCCAGGTTGACGATGATGGAAGGGTACATAGACCCCACATCCAACAGCTTCACCCCGTGAAACTCCTTCCCCCTGAGTGCCACACCATGCAGACCACCAGAGGCAAAAGTGATCTCACAATCGTAGTTCTTGACGGTGACTTTCTGTTCCTTGCTCTCCCGGCTGTTATTCATCTCAGCTGCCGTCCACATCTCCCACACAGCGTCAGGGATCTCAGGTGTCCTCCTCACCCTGTCAGGGAGTCTGAGGGTAGACCACTTTGGGAGAGGTCTTTCTAGTAAGATGTCGGCAGAGAGTGTGGTGGTGTTCAAGGTCTGAGGCCGCTTTAACTTGCTCCTCTCCGGGAGCATGGTGATCAGGGCATCCTTGACCTTGAAGTAGGATTGTTCCCTGAGTTTGTATATTGCTACGGTTGTGCTGACATCATAAGCACAGTATTGCAGGACGGTGGATTTTTCGGATTCGGTCAGGGGACGGTCTATGTCGAAGTCTATGGGTGATTCAATGATGCTCCTGCCCATATTCCCCTCTATCTGCTTTAGGCTGGGGATGTTCTGTCCGTCTATCTGCTGGATGGTGTCCAGAGTTACCAGTTCCTTCTTTGCCCGGTTAATGTCTCCCCTGATGGCATCTTCATTGTTGCCGATGATGGCATCATTGACCTTCTTGAGGCTAATCTGGGTGTATCCTGCCATCATTGCAGAGAGCATGATGTCATCGTAGTGATGGTTGTTATATCCCACCAGAGTGTGACCCTGGATAAATGCCCTGATACCCTCAAATCCGTTAGGGGAGTCCTCCGGGAAATCCCCCGGAGGACTATTCCACCACACTCCCACGATACTGTCAGTGATGTCCTTCATGACTACCAGTGAGTCATAGGCCATGCACTCAATATCATAGAAAAGAAGCATCGTGGCCTCCCATCAATTCGGCAGCGGCTTGCAATCACCGTAGAGGTGAGTCCCAAACGCACTCTTGACCTCCACGATCAGTTTCGCCCCGGTGAGTTTGTCTGCCTCGGAGATGTCCACCCCATACTTCTCCTTGAATTTGGTCATGGCCTTCTCCTTCTTGATGGGATCAACAAACCACTGCTGGAGGTTCTCCAGGTACTTGCCGAAGGACATCTTGGATTCGTAGAGGTTGCCCTCAATCTTGTACCTGATACGGATGGCATAGTCATCCAGCTTGATCTCCTCAATGGTGGTCTGGTAGAGTTTGCCCTTCATGCTGTCGGCAAACTTGGTAACCTGATCCACCTCAAAGAGGGAGTTAAAACGGTCATAGCAATAGACCGTCTTCTTCTGCCCTACACAGGAAGGAAGGTTGGCAAAGGTGGTGTTGAAGTATTCGGCACACCACTTCTCCACCTTCTCTGCCTTTTCCGGGTCATCCACATACTTGCCATCCTTGAAACTCTGGAGGTTGAAATTCACCTCCCGGATCTCACCCCTCTCAGCATCAAGGAAGACCATCGTGGCCTTCTTCCTGCCGTCATCGTAGTTGACTTCGATCATCTCAAGATTTTCCCTGATTTCCATTTGTTATATCCTCCTATAATCAATGTTATTGGTTTTGAATAATAATTCAGCGAGTTGAATGTCTTTCTCTCCAGTGATGACAAAGGTGGCAGTGGTGATCCCATCGGACATCCCGTGTCCGTTCTGCACTTCCCTCTCCATCCTTGCCTGTTCCTGTCCGACCTGGATAGCACGGGTCAGATCCAGACAGGAGGCATAGCTGACGAGGATCTGAGCGGCATCAGGGAGTCTCTTGATGGTGGCAAGATCCTGCTCCCTCTGTTCCATCCACGATGCCATATCGTCCTCACACTTCTTGATGGTAGTGGTCTTGTTGAGGTGCTGGGGAGTCAACCATTTATCGAAGGGGTCAGGGATGTAGTCGGTGAAGGTGTAGAGGGGAATTCTGAGATTCCAGATGCCCCTGAGGGTCTCCCTCTTCTCCTCCCTCTCTGCCTCCTCCATCTGCCTTACCTTATCCCGGAGGACTCCGTCTGCCTCATTGATGATGTTGGTGATGATCTTAACCTGTCCCTCAAGGGTCTCATAAGGGGTCAGGAGTGCTTTCTTCACCTCAATCCGTCTGGCATTGATGCCGTCCACAACCTTCCGTGCAGCTGCCAGACTAGCCTTGACCTCTTTGACATTGTCCTCCCGGAGTTGGGTGTTGTTGAGGGTCTCTGCCACTTCCTTGGCCCACTCCACAACCTGGTCATAGTTGGCAAAGGTGATCTGACCAAGGGAGTAGGTGATCATACTTTGGTTATCCATGAGTTATCTCCTTTTTGTAACAGGTCTTGTGTACCAGCACGAATCCCTCTCTGGATGCGGTGGCCTCCACCTTGTCATTGTCCTTGATGTCCTTATTGCAGATGGGACAGGTGGGGTGTTTGGAGAGACCATGCTCTTTGTGGAATCGTCTGAAATAGGCTTGGATCTCTTTTTCTTCCAATCAGTAAAACCTCCCAGATTTGTGTAATTCAATCCACTTGCTTTCCTTGCTTCTTCTGTTCATGTAATAGAATGCTTTACTCTGTTGTGTACTCAGATGCCTGTGCGATGATGTCCAAGGGTCATATCCTCTCCTTGCATACTGATGGGCAATCTCATTGAGTTTCTGCTCATCGTAGTTACTCTCAAGGAACAGGTAGTCAAACTTGATGTGATTCGGATTCTCCACCAGATTGGTATCCGTAGCATAGATGATGTTCTGCCCATCCTGCTCCCATGTGAAGTACAGTACCTCGGTATCATGCCTCCCCTGATAGGGAGTGATCACCAGACCAGAGGGAGTACGGAAGGGAGTAGTGCTGACCACCTCATTGATGTAGTACTGATATGCCACTGTCGGACAGGAGAAGGTCTTGATTCTGGGGAAGTTGGACAGGATGGAGAGATAGGTCTGCTTCTTGATGTGGTCTGTGTGGATGTGGGTGATGAGGAGGGTGTCCACCTTGTACAGATCCTCTCTCATTTCCTTAAACGGCACACCGCAATCAATCATGATCCTGCCGATTCGGACGGCATTCCCTGTGCTGCCGGAGGCAATGATGTGGTAGTCAATCTCTTCTCTTTCTTGGGCCAACCTTTCGCCTCCTCTCTGCAATCACAGATTTCGCCAGGGTCATTGTGCGCTCCACAGAGAGGACAGGTGGTGTAGTATCGGTAGTTGGTGGTCATTCGTCCTGCCCTCCGTCCATTTGCGTCCCACAGTTGGGGCAGTAGTTAAACTCGCTCGGCTCGTCATAAGCGTCATAATTGCCGATGTATCGCGCTCCGCACTCAGAACATACAACCTCGTATTTGCGGAACTTATCGAGCATCTTGTCAACCCACCGCCCATGCCTCACTTCCACCACATCGGCGGCAGGAATCCTTTTGATCCTCTCCACTATCCCCTGTCCGTTGTAGTCAAGGGGATGGATATCTCCAACAGCTTGGAGTGCAGAGGAACGGGTGATATATTCGGTCATGTACTCGGCCCTCCCTCCTCATAAAGGAAGTCATAGGGTTTGGTAGGGGTATTCGTGTCCTCTCCAGCCTCTCTCCTTGCCATGTGGCAAAATCCCTCCGGCTTGGTCACACACCCGTTTCCCCATCTGATGCAGAGGTTATGCCCGGTGATCACAGGGACTCCATTCACCTCCTGCCATGCGTCCTCCCGGTAGAAATAGCACTCGGAGCAGTGGAGGATATCAGGAGTCCCCCTCTCCTGCCCCACGTTGACCACAGGGAGACTTTCTACTGCATCATAGATATCCTGCACCCGGAGCATTGAGTTGTGTCTGATGGTGTCCAAGACGGTTTTGCGGTGGATGTAGTCAGGCATCTTCCTCATCTACCTCCCTTACTCTAAATCTCATCTCAGGGAATCGGTCTGCCTCTGTAGTCATCCAGAAAGCACCCAACTCCTCCCCGGTGATCAGCACCCTGATGCACTTCTCAGGTTCGACAAACTCATCACTCTTGGCCCATTCAATGATTTCCCTGTTGTACAAGGGGTGATATTCCCATCCCTTGATCCTGCTGAGTGACTTGAGTCTCTTATTGTACTGGGCCATGTTCTTGGTCAGGTCTCCCACTGTTCCGACATAGAACCATGCCACACCGTCAACAGCACCTAACTTGATGCGGTGGTCAGGAGGGAGGGTGGAGAGGAGGTCAGACAGCTTCACTCTCTGCCTCCCACTCCTCCGTCATCTTCTGGTTAAACAGGGTGAATACCTTGCACCCATTCACCCATGCCACCAACTCATTGGGGAAAATCTCATCTTTCCTCTCACGGAACTCCCATTCCTGCTTCAGATACCACTCAGCGTACTTGCCGTCATCGTCATGCCAACAGTGGATCTCAAAGTAGTGAGGAGGGGTGGTCTTGGTAGTGATTCCGATAATCTCCACCCCGGCATTACTCAGCTGCCTCAGGGTTTCGATCAGGTTGGGCATCTGGGAGAGATGCCAGGTGGTGGTAGGATTGGTAGTAGTAGTCATGGTGTTTTCTCCTTTTCCATATCTTTGTAAGTGTAAGTATGTCCTCCGAAACACTCGGAATAAAATGTGTTGTGTCCTTGTCCGTCAGATCTGAAAAATACTAAGTCAGTAGGTATCCCATGCTCCCCGTTGTGCCATCTCATCAACACATCCTCTGCCAGGTCATGGAAGGTGTCAGAGGGGATATTGGGTGAATAGCCGGAGAATTGATTTTTGGCAGTTATCACACCTTCAATGGTGTCCGGGAATCTGCTGTCATCAACCCTGTTCAAGATGCACCACACCACTGCCTCCTGCTCTACCTGACTACAACCTCTTGCCTCCCCCCACACCGTCTGTGCGATCAGGGTGATGTCATTGGGGTCAGGTTGCCACTGTTCTTGGGGCAGGATTGGTGCTAGGGTGAGATTGGTCAGGAGGGACAGGGTGAGGAGGACATGGTAGACAGGTAGGGGTAGGGTCATATTGCCACCCCTGTCTCAACCACAGCAGTGGGATTGTGGGTGTCATAGTGCCGGGAGTCTCCCTTGGGATACTCAGGAATAACGGGGTATTTCAGTTCGTTTCTCATGCGTACTCTCTCTCTTGCCTCCCACTAGGTAGACATACCTGTGTTTGGCAGTTCTGTATTGCCTCCTCTGCTCGTCTTTGTCATAGTGTCTGGAGTGACCACTTTTGGAGTACTTGTCCGTCCTAGGTTTGGTCAAACCCGTATACAACCAATTGGTGGCCTGATAGACATATCCCACATGATTCCATCCACCCCAATCGGCATAAGAAACCACAAAGGTATGCGGTGGGAGCATCTTCAAACTGTGGGAGACCAGAAAGCTGGCATAATTGCTCCCGTTATACTCTGGGTACAGCACCAGCCTGTTCAACTCCAGCACATTCTTCCTGTTCTCCTCTCCTGCCACACCCTTACACAGGGATGGGGATGCTGGTTGCCCGTAAGTCACCACACCGACAGGGTAGGGGTAGCTGCCGTCAAAGAGTCCAAAAGCATATTGCACACAGGGCATCCTTCTAGCATAGTGGATGGACAGGATGAAGGGTTTGGTGTCTTCATAACCGATGCGTTCCACATGGAGGATGGGGGTGGGGAGAGTGGTCATGTGGCATCCTCCTCTTCCTCCTGGCACTGCTTTAGTGCCTCTAACTCCTCTTGGAGTCTGGCAATCTGCCTCTCCAGTGCCTTGATCTCTTCGGTGATACTCATCTCTCACACCTCACTCATATCGGTAGAAGTCTTTGCCATATACCTCATTCACCATGTCAAAGACCTTGCCCATTCCAAGACCCTTTTTGGAGGGAACCCAGATCTGTTTAGGATTCCAGTTCTTCCATTCTCCGTCATACTCAGGAGCAGTGGGGTCATAAGCAGGATTGTCCACCCACTGGCCTCCTCCGATGGCATATTCATACTGTCTGGGGTGGGTACGGGCAAGACGCTGGAAACGGGTTTCGCCTTTATCCAGATGAAATCCGAATCCACAGAAGATACATCCTGTCCGGGAGCAGCCTGTGCATTTTAGCTTGGGAGCAATGTTGCCCTCCATGTCATACAGTGGGCAATCATTTCCCTTCTCATCTGTCCCCACGATCTCACCATACACACTGGCAATCTTGATACCGTAGTCGCACAGGTACTGGAGGACATCGTGTTCTGTCCAGAATGACATGGGTTGTGATTTTGGGCTGGAGGAATCAAAAGCGTTACACCCTGTCTTGATCCATGCCTGTCTCCTGAGGATGCTTTCCTCTGCCAGCGTTGCAATAATGGGGTGGTAACCCTTAGACCTCTGATACTTTCCCACTGGTTGCTTTTTCATCTTGTTGCAACAATAGTGCGTGATCATGAAGGGCAGCTCCACGATGGGCAACCACTTGTGGTAATCAAACAGGGTTGTCTCAGCATTCCCGGAGAGACGGTCTCTCTTTGTGTTCCCGAAATGGTTCCTTCTGAATTGCATTTCCTTGTCCTGTTTATTGGTGTTCCTGATCCTCCGGGAGTAGTAAATTGCGTGGGCCACTTCTTTGCCGATCAGTGGATACCCATAAACACTGACCACCTGATCAAACCTCATCTCAGGGACGATGATGTCTACGTTATCCCATGTTTTTACAAACTTCTGGATTTCCGGGTACTCAAGACCAGTGTTGCTGAATACGGCAGGAATGTCAGGGCACATCCGTCTGGCAATGTCCATCAGGACTGTGGAGTCTTTACCCCCGGAGAAGGACACGCACACACTTCCCTTGTAATGCTGATACCACTCAATGATCCGGGTCTGAGTGATCTGAATCTTTCGGCTCAGAGGCAAGGCTTGGAGTTCCTTGAGTCTCTGGGCATCATGTACACCGTTATCCAAGACGCACCACCCCAGCCTTGTAGAGTAAGAATGCCCCTGTCACCTCACACAATGCGCTCAGAGCAAACCCTTTGCCGATGGGGATATCACCCCACTCACACCCTCCCACGATGCCCAACATCAGCAGGAAGAGGAGGAGGGCAGCTACCACACAGATGGTTTTCCTTGTCTTGATAGTCATGTTGTCACTCCCATAAATCTCAAAAACTGTTGTCTCGGTATCTTCGTCCTACTGCCCACTCTGACCACAGGGAAACCTAATCTCTCAGGACAATCCCTTGCTTGCACCCGGATGCTGTGGGGATCACAGTTCAGCACAGGGGCAACATCGGCTGGAGTGAGTGTTTCTTTGGTAGAATTGATGATTTCTGTGAGGGTCATATTCACCTCCTCAATCCACATATTGTGGACTCACTCCCCAAAAAAAAGATCACCCACCGTCTTGCCAAAGTAGTCAGCAAGACGCTTTTTGATGGTGTCTCTGGGCATCCTCGCACCAGACTCATACATGGTAATGGCAGATGCCGTCACACCAACGGCAAGGGCAATCTCTTCTCTGGGTCTGTCACCCCGGAGGGTCTTCAGATCCTCTCCAATCTGGGTCAATGACTTCAATGTATCACCTCCTCTCATCTCACAGGCAAGTCATGGTAGATGACGATGAGGGCATCTCCCATGCTGGCAACTTCCTTGAGCAACTTCTTGTGCTTGTGAGGATACCCGTCAGCACCAATGTCCGTCCAGATGCGATATACCTTGAAGGAACGGAAACCCTCATCCTTGATGAGATCCACAGTGTGGGTGGGCATCTTGAGAACCTGGGTCTTCTTTGCCATGTCAGCGCACCTCCCACACTTCGGTGTTGGTCTCAAGGACTCCCTGAGTCCTGTGGTAGATTCTATACTTGATATCAGTGTATTCGATGCTCTTGAGCCAAGAAATGTACCTTTCGCACTGCCTTTTGGCAGATTCGAGGGTCTTAAACCAGCTTTGACGGGTGTATGTACCGTGGAAGACATTAAAAAGATTGGTTTCCCCTTTGGGGTCTTTGCAGATAATCTGGTAGGTGTAGTCCTTCATCTCTTTCTCCCTTCTGGGGAGTCCCTTGGTTGGGACTCCCCTCTCCGTCTATCTCAGGCCCTCAGTTCGATCAGGCTTGCGTTGTACTTGCTCTGGAGGATGTTCTTCATGACCCTGGTGTCTCCGGCGAATCGGATCATTCCCTGATCATCAAACCATCTGTGGCCTCCCTTGTTCGTCTTCTGTCCGTCCCAAGTGAAGATCCACCGTTTCTTGGTCTCCTTGTTCCAGCGCACAGGGGAGAAGTCCTCGCTGCCGATGGATTTCAGTTCCCCATTCTCCCGATATTCCTTGTAGGCAACCTCCGTCTGGGTGAGGATCTTCCTGCCCTTGTCATCAGTGGAGAACCACTCGTTGAGAACCTTACCGTAAACCTTAACCGTCTTTTCCATCTTTTTCCATGCCCTCCAAATCCACAATTTGTGATTTTAATGTAGCACACCTCCCCACCCTTGTCAACACTTAATGTGAATTTTTTTCGTGACAAATTCCACAAGTTGTGCTATGTTACTGCCTGAGGTGATAATCATGGCATTTGCAGACAATATCAAGCGTCTCAGACTCCAGGACGGACTCCTCCAAGCACAACTCGCCAAAGCACTGGGGGTCAGCAAAAGCACCGTCTCCATGTGGGAGACAGGTGAACGTACTCCCACCCTTGAAACATTGGAGAACATTGCTGATTATTTTAATGTGGATCTCAATGTCCTTTGGGCAGATGACAAAAAACCCGTCACCATTGAAGATGACGGGTTGACGGAAGAAGAGCGTGAAGTCATTCGGACTCTTCGGTCTGCTCCTCCTGATGTTCGGCGGCATTTGATGGCATTCCTAAAATCTGCCGGATTTGGTCATGATACTCAGGGTGATCCCTCCAAAAGATGATGAAATCAACAATATCAAACTCTTCCATAGCGTCCCTCCTTAAACCAAGACAAGCACCTAATTTTTGTACACGGATATTAGCACAATTCAGAGGAAATATCTACCCAAAAATCACACTTTTTTGCGAGTATTTTTCAGCTCGTTTATCTTACTTTCTGAGTAGTCCAATAAAACGGACAGGAGGGTACTATGCCCAAGAAAAGAGGCAACGGTCAGGGGAGTGTATACAAACTCCCCTCCGGTAAATATAAGGCAGTAGTAATCACAGGATACTACGTTGACGAACAGGGCAGGACTAGGAAACACACCCGGTCTGCTGTGTTTGATCTCAAGAAGGATGCCGTCTCTGCCCTTCCCTCCCTGAGGGAGTCACCCAGACAGAGGGAGAGGAAAGCTAACACATTCTATGAGGTGTACCAATCCTGGTTGCCCACCCACAGGGCAGGAAAGTCTACCATTGATTGTTACAAGGCCGCTGTGAGATACTTTGGCCCACTCTTCACTCTCCCCTTCCGGGAGATAGATGTGGATGACTTGCAGGATTGTATAGATGAGTGTGGTAAGGGCAAACGGACAAAGGAAAACATGAGGGCAACTGTCGGATTGATGTACAAGTATGCCATTCCCAGACAGATGACCACCAACTCCCTCAACCTTGCCCGATACCTCTCTGTCTCCGGCGAATCCTCTGCCCACCGTGATGCCTTTACTGAGTTGGAGTTGGCAAGACTATGGAAGAATGCCGATACCGTACCTTATGTGTCGGACATCCTGATCATGTGCTACACAGGATTCAGACCGGGAGAGTATCTTACCCTCACCTCTGCCAACTATGACCCATCCTCTCACACCCTCACAGGAGGGTCTAAGACAGAGGCAGGACGGAACAGGGTAGTAACACTCTCCCCTAAGATAATCCCCCTTGTGGAGCATCGTGTGGAGCAGGACGGATGGTTATGCTCCGACAGGGGAAAGCAGTGGGATCTCAAGGCATTCAGTGAAAAGGCATTCTATCCTGCTCTGGAGTCCTGTGGCATCTCCAACCCAATGGTTGAAGTAGGTGGTGGTGTCCTCCGGCACAGGATCACTCCCCACTCCTGCCGTCACACCTTTGCCACTCTCATCAAGAGAGTTGACGGTGCAGACAAGGATAAGCTGGAGTTGATAGGTCACACCAGCACCGAAATGTTGAGGCATTATCAGGACATTTCCCTTGAGGATTTACGCAAAATCACCGACAGAATTTGAGTTCCTATTGCTACTCTGTTGCTACTCGGATTTTCAAGAATCACGGTATATGGTCATCTACGGCACATTCCCATTTGAATGGCATTCAAGAGGTCAGCGGTTCGATCCCGCTTATCTCCACCAGAGGGAAAAGCCCGGAAACCTTTGATTTACAAGGGTTTCCGGGCTTTTCTTTGTCTTTTTCCCGCCAATTAGAAATTGCCTCGAATTGTGCCGAATTTCCGCGTGTTGCTACTCCTGTTACTACTCACGCCAGACCAATCTTGACGGCTATGTAGGCCAGCAGCGCGGTGACAACCCAGGAGACGACGGTCCCGGATATGCTCTCCCAGCGTTTGGCCGGTTTTTCCTGGAGGGCCTTAACTCCGGTGACGGCCTCCTCCAGCTTGGCCTCGATGCTCTGCAACCGCATATCCAGCTTTGTCATTGCAATGTCTCCGTCATGCAGCCGGGCGGTGTTTTCCGCGACCTGCGCCTGGAGCTTGTCGAATTCCTCCCGCGTGACCTCACTCATCCTTGTCCACCTCCGGCATACCCACCACCACGGATTTCAGAAAAGATAGGATTCCGGCCAGGGCCGCGCCGGACAGGACGTGCAGCCAGTTCACCTGTTCCAGCAGCGCCGATGTGCCAATGATGGCAATAGCCGTCTGCGCCATGGTATGAGCTGCACGAATCAGGGCAGCCCGCAGAAACTTTTTCATTTTCCATCATCCTCCTTGTCTAGTCTGTCCAGGATTACCGCCAGCTCCGCCCTCGTCACCGGCTTGTCCGGCCCGAAGCTGCCGTCCGGGTAGCCCCGCAGCAGGCCCCTCTCGATGCACCGGCGGATCGATTTCTCCGCCCAATGCCCTGTGATGTCGTCCTTGGCCTCCGGCTCCGGCTGATACTGGGGTCGGCAAACGGCGACAATCTGATATGTGTGCCTCAGTTTTTCTGCTACACAGCCGCCATTGTCTTGGCTTCCCCATACGCCAGAGCTGGTATTCCCTTCGATGGTATAAAAGTCAAGGTTATTTGTCAGCCCTCTAGCCGGAACATCCACCACCAGCCCACAATGCTCCGTGTCCTGCGTCCCGTGGAAGTTGAGGATGACAATATCACCCGGCTGCACCTCGCTCACAGGCACGGTCAGCCCCTGCTCCCGGTACCACCGCAGCAGGATGCTGCACGACGCGGTCTTCCCGCCGCCGAAGAACGCCATCCGCTCCCCGGCCTCCTGGAAGACCCACCACAGGAACGCCACGCACCAGGGCTGTCCTTGGAAGGCCGGGTCGTACTTCTCCCAGTATTTGACCCGATTCGACCCCGGCGGCTGTTCCGTGACGCCCAGCTCCAGGCGGGCAATCTCGATGACTTTACTCAGGCTCATTGGTCTCCTCCGCCCGATGCGTGACGAACTCCTTGTATCCCTGCACCGCGTCCAGGTTCTCGTCTGCGATCATGACCATCGCCGTGTCCACGTCGGGAGCGTTCCAGAGCATCTGGCAAAGCCCGTGGAACTGGGTCTTCGCGCTGGTGATCTCCGTGATCCCCTCAGCGTGGATGCTGTAGTTGCCGTTGATGCACTTGATGATTGCATATGTCATGGTAATACCTCCTTAACTGGGCAGAGTAATCGTTCCGGTGATATAAACTCCAAATACAGATATCGCAGGAACCGCAGCGCCAGGTGCTATATTCAACTCCAGCAACTCTTCATTCGTAACAGTTACACTAGTGACTGTTCCGGAGTTAACGGAAGTTCCTCCGCTCCGTATCCAGGTTATGCTTCCCGAAAACGTCACACTTGAAGCTTTTATCTTTTTATTGGTCTTGGGATAAATCCTCACAGGGGGTGGGTTGCCATATGCTGAAACCCCTAAATAGCACCCCGTAATAGTAAACGACTCTCCGGGACGATAAAATTCCAGATCATTAGATGCGCCATCGCTCACCAAAAAGCAGTTCGTCCCCACCGTAAAGCTGGCCCCGGATGCAATCGCTGTTTTTGCCCTATAAAGTAATCCGTTCCAGCAGAAGTATTCGCCCACGACATATGCTTTGCTTGCGGTGGAGCCAGATTCCACATAGGCAAGCAGCCCAAGATCGGCCTTGCCGGTATCGCTGGGATGCACATGACCAGCATCACTCACGTCCCCTGTGCTTCCTGCCGCCGCTGTGCCGTCCATCTGAGGTGTTGCGGTAGAGATGCTGGGGACGGCGGGGATGTCCCCCAGCACCTCGTCGATGGCGTCCTGCACATCGGTTGCAGTCAGACCGCTGGATGTATTGTCATAGCTGATTTCATCGGCAGAGTCAGGGATAGTCGGCAGTTGACTTGTCGGCACTTTGCCATCGTTGCCAAGGCTTGCCACACCGTTCGCCGCACCCACATCGGTCTTAGGGACAAAGATATTCGCCAAGCCCTGTCTGACGGCAAGGATGAAGTTCGCTACAGAGAACCGGGCATTGTTCCCGGAATGGAGGCCGACTACTTCATCGGCATTTCCCGGTGTTGCGATGGGGAACTCACTAAATTTTACACCCTGAATTTCGTCAGGCATTATCTCACCTCCGTTATCATCGGTGTCGGGCCAATCTCTCCGATAAGGTTTCTGAGACTGGTCGGTGTCATTTGGGGCAACAGCGAGTCAGTAGGTTCTAAATCCTTGCCAACAGAAATTGCAATGTAATAATAATCCCCGACTTTTGTATAACTGCCATAAATATGGACGCTCCACACGTTTGGATCGACATCCGTCTGAAACGCAAAATCGTAAGGCAGATTTGATGCCAAATCGTCAGAATACACCACAACATGCTTAACCCAATTCTCACCCACCGGCATATAGCAGAAGAAGACGTATGCATTAGTGTAAGTTGGGTCTGGAGTTGTGTTGTTGCGCTTGACGACTCGCAAGCTGCCGTATGTTTCGTTGGAGTACCAACTGGCAAACTGGACGGTAGTAACATCAGGGGGTTGGTCATACTCTGCAATAACGTGCTGTCCAGCCTCCGTAATGATGTACATATCAGACGGGACAGGAGGTTGTCTGCCTGACTTTGTCCTCCCCAGCCTGAGGCCAGTAATGACCCCTTGCATGAAGCTGTTGTAGTCAAACGGCATCTTCTTTCTGCTCCGTTTCTTCGGCGGTCTGTTCCTCTATCTGCTGTCTGGAACGCTGGACGGTGAATCCTTCATCTGCGTTAGTAGGTTGCCAGAGCGTCCGCCCTACTGCCAGACCAGCGAGAAAGCTATCTCTGTCAAAAGGCATTACCACACCACATCCGTTTCATGACCGTCTCCGTCCGTAAACTTGACAGGTCTTCCACTTCCGTCAAAGTCCACAAGGTAACTCCCGGTGATGCTCCCATCCAGTTCCTCGGAGAAGTACCCATAGTCCCAGCCTGAGAAATCAAGTTCGGTAGGTTTCCGTAAACCGTACAAATCCATATACCCGGCAGAGTTCATCTTGAGTCCAAGGGATTCCCCGGCAGTATCTTCAAACGTAATGTCAAACCCGTCTGCGGCCTTATGCAGGATGCCTTTTGTCCTGCCGTTATTGTCACCAGCACCCATAACGAGCATGGGGACATAAGTATCAGACTCATTGATAAACGCTAATTCGGCCTTTGTCAGTTCGGTGTACTGGTACACCATGACTTTGTACTGATCCAGCGTCTCTCCCTCACCCGGCACAGGCTCATCGGTGGTGGCATATATCTGATTTCCATCCTCATCAAGAGGATAACCCTGTGCATTGATGGAGTAGGGAATTTCAGACCAGTAAAGACCCTGTCCGTACCTGTTCGTTGCCTGTTCGGTCAGAGGAGTCGAACCGCTATAGATGACCGTGCCAGTAATCAGACGAAGGTAGTTGTCTTGGATTTCAAGGTAGTTATCATCCCCGGTATTCTGGAGGTTGTATAGCCTCACCCGTCTGCTGGTACTCAGCCTGTCCACCGTCAACTCGGCAATGTCACCCTGTTCAGCATACAGACTGTCCGTAAATACTGCATCGGCCCCCAAAGCACCGTCAAAAACGTAGTCACCTTTAATCGGATCAAAATATATCCTGTCCTTCATCACCCCGTTGATCAATGCTCTCATGGTGAAGAGGTCAGAATTGAATAGTGCCTGGGATGCTCCGTCAGACCGTTCTATTTTGATGCCGTTCTCCCTGTCAATGGTCACACCATAATAGGGTTGTCCTTCCTTAATCCTTGCCTCCAGAGCAGAGGAGACAGCACCAGTAAAGTTGGGAACAAAGTTCCCTGTCACCATGCTAATAGTCCACGGATGGAAGGGATCATAATCAAGGGAGATGACCCTTGTGGATGTATTCAGATTGAGGGAGGTGTACTGGATAGTCACAGCATCACCCAGGGACAGAGTCTGGAGTCTGGAGAGGGTGATGTCATAGGATTGGGTGTCACTCCTGCTATCAAGGGTGACGGACAGGGATGCCACATTCTCAGCATCACTCAGATTGACGGCAGTAGAGCTGCCGATCCTTGCCCTAAAATTGATTGCCCTCTGGGTGTAGTCTATCTCTGCTCCTGTCACTGCTGCCCACTCCTGGAGGGCAGAACGTTTGTTGGTGTCATTATTGATGGTGACAGAGTAAGTGCCGGAGATGTCTACCGTCCCCACACTAAACCCTGTTCCTGACAGGATCTGGCCCAGTACAGTGGAAACAGTGCCGGAATAATGTGCCGTTGTCTGGAGGGTGTCGGCAAGGGTGTAGGAGATGTGTTCGCAAGAGACTCCCACACTCACACCCACACCCGGCAAGGTCTGCTTGGAGACCCTTACCACATTGAAGTAAAGGTCTCCATAGCGCACCTCATCACCAACGGCAATGTTGGGGATATACTTCCCCGGAATGGTGAAATCAAAGGTACATTCCCCGTTGAGACTCTGGTGGAGTCTGGAGGTCTGCATTGCTTTGAGGGTATATTTTAATGTAGTCTTGTCGGAGGCATAGATTGTGATGCTCATGTGTCCTCCTTATGCCAGCGCAGCACCGTAGTTTCTGACAGATGCCGTTCCCTGTTGCCACTGGATCTGGGCAACTACCTTGGTCAGCGTCTGTCCGTCAATGTTGAGGGGAATGGTCACTCCCATGCCTCCAGCATTGCCCACGGTGACATCTGCCACTCCTGCTGTGAGTCCGGCAGGATCAAAGGTTTCGGCAAGCTGATTCTCCAATCTCCTCTGACCCTGTTGGAGACCCTTGATAAACAGGTCAATCATGTCAGGAGCATAGGTATGGAAGTTGCTGAGTGGGCCTTCTTTGGGTTCGGAGAATCCAAGGAAGTCCGTGATGGTCTGGGCAACATTGGAGACCTTATTCTTGAGGTTGCTCCATCTTGCGTCAATGCCGGAGGTGAGGTTATCCATGAGATCCTTGCCCCACTGGGTGGCATTGTCAATCTTCTCCTTGAATCCTTGCCAGATGGAGTCCACCATCTCTCTGCCCTTCTCGATCAGTTTGAAAAAGAAGGAGGCAAGACCTTCTGCCAGCTTGACTATCAACTCCAGACTAGCCTCAAACAGCTTGGGGGCATTCTCAATGATTGCCTTAACCAGCTTGATGACAATATCAGGTGCTTTCTCTGCCAGCTTGGGGAGGGATTGGATCAACCCGTCAGCAAGTGCCAGGATGATGGCAATAGCGGCATCAATCAGCATATCTATATTGTCGATCAGGGTGTCCACAATCGTCAGGACGGCATCCACAGCGGCAGGAATCAACTCAGGAAGGGCATCGGTCAGACCCTTGACCACTGCCATAATCAGATCCATGCCACCCTTGACGATGGTGGGCAGATTATCAATGAGTCCCTTGGCAAGGGTGATGATCAGGTTGACAGCTGCGTCAATGATGGTAGGGAGATTGTCCATGATGCCGTCAAAGAGGGCAAAGACAATCTCCGTTGCGGCATCAATGATGACATCAATGTTCTCAATCAGGGAGTCGGCAATGGCAGTGATGATGCTGATGGCAAGGTCAAGGATCTCTGGGAGGTATTCCATGATGGCATCCAGTACCTGAGGCAGGACGGTGTCAATGACCTCTCCCATCTTCTCCATGTCACCATTAGCATCCAGAATGCCATTGGTAAACTGCCCCAGAAGGTCAACTCCCTCTCCTGCCAGATCAGTGAGGACAGGAAGGAGGATAGTCCCCATTGCGTTCTTGGCGGCAGTAGCACCGACATCCAGTTTCCTCAACTGGTCATCAAAGTCACCGAAAGCATCAAGAGTGTCCTCATCAAGGACATATCCTGCCTGATGCGCTTGCACAGCCAAGGCTTTCATGGTGTCTGCTCCGGCCTCAATCAGAGGATTCAGATCCTGTGCGCTCTTGCCCAGCACCTCCATAGCGAGGGCATCACGCTCGGTCTCGTCAGAAACCTGACCCAGAGCATTGATGAGTTCCCAGTATACCTCCTCATCATCCCTGAGGTTTCCATTGGCATCAAGGACGGAAACTCCCAACTGATCATAGACATCAGCTAGTTTGTCATTCCCCTGTTGCACTTTCCTCATGGAAGTGAGGTTTTTCTTCATGCTCCCCGTGATGGTATCAATTGATACATCCACCAATTCAGAGGCATACTGCAATTCCTGGAGTTTCTCGGTGGACATCCCCGTCACAGAGGACATGGTGAGGAGTTCGTCAGCGTACTCAGCACCACCAACGGCAAAATCCGTCAGTGCTTTTCCTGCCGCCACTATAGCGGCTGTTGCAGCTGCCATTGCCGCCGCCATTGCCGCACCTACACCAGCTACTACATCACCCAGAGCAGACCAATCAGCAGAGGATGCCTTAGCGTCTTCTCCTGCCTCTCTGGTCTCCTTGCCAGCCTTGTCTGCCTCTTCCCCTTCATTGCGGAGATCCTTGTTAGTGGACTCCAACTGATGCTCCATCTTGAAGAGTTCTGCCTCTGCCAGATTGAGTTGCTGTTGCCATTTCTGGGTCTTGGCATCGTTCTCACCATACTGTTCGGCAGATTCCTTCAGACCTTTGGAGAGGAGGTCAATCTTTTCCTTTTGCTTGGTGATCTGTTCGTTTAACAGCTTAGATTTTGCGGTGAGTGCCTCCTCAGACTTCTCCTGCCCTTCAAACTCGGCAGACAGCTTGGACATCTCTGTGCCAAGGGTCTTGACCTGGGCATTGACATCCTTGAGGTCTTTGGTAAATTGACTTTTCCCCGTGATGCCGATCTTCGGCCCTATATCAGTTGCCACTACACTCACCTCACTTGTATTTCAAGAGATCGTAAAAATCTTCGTGTTTTTTCTCTTTCGCAATCCCTGACTTGATTTGGTCAATCGCAATCAGGGTGAGAAGGTCTCCCATTGCCATGTCCATTGTTTCCGGCAATGAGAGACCTAAGTGTAACCCGTACCAGATTAACCACGATGGATCTACTGACCCACCGTGGTTTCTCCGTTTTTTGATTCTGCCTCCACATCTGCCTTGCTGGTATCCTGCATTGCCGTGAGTGCCAGCATCTGGAGGGATGACAGATCAGAGAGGTCATACCCATCCAACAGGTCATCCTCAGACGGAGGAGGAGGGCATTCCAGACCGTTCAACTTGGCGTACCGATATCCACCATCAATGAGTGCCATCAGCAACCACACAACGGCCTCAAGGGTCTCAAGGGTATTCTCACCAGTGAGGGTGTTCCTCATTTCCTCAGTTGAGCCAAACTTCTGCACAATAGCTTTGGTGACCCTCACGCTGTTGCACAAATAGCGTTTCTGGCCCAGTACATCCAACTCAACTGCTCTCATGATTCACCCCTCAGGAATTGGTTACGGTGAGGTAGTCCTCAATGATGGCAACGGCATCGGCCTCGCTGCCAAGGAAGTCAGTAATCCGATACCACGGATGTTTGGCGGCATCAGACCGCAGGATGGTGGCCTCCAGTTCAGGAGTCTGCCATTCGATGGTTTCACCTTGGGTGGCAAGGGAGAGGTCAGGATTCTTAAAGCGCACCTTCTCAAGCACAAAGGCCTGATACTTGTACACCCCACCAACCATCTTCTTGATGATTCCAGCGAGTGCGAAATACGGAGCGGCCTGATCATCGTCAAAGATCATCCAGTTGGGAGAGGAGGTGGCAGTGACGGTGGTAGCAATGGCAACAGGAGTGATGCCCATAGCAGTGGCAAAGGCAGACGGATCAATGTCATCGGTGGTGACCGTCACAGTGCCGCCAGCAAACTGGGAATCAGTTTCAGCCGGGCCATTATCGGCATACAAAATGTTGTCATCAGTGGCATCCAGAGAGATGTCAATGTTGGTGTACTTGCCAAGAGTAGTCCGGGCAGTGTAGGTGACCGTGCCGGAGGTGTTCTTGTAAGTAGCAATGTAGGGTTTGCTGAGACCAATGTTGGCCATTTACGATTCCTCCATTTTCATTTCACAGTATTCTTGGATCTTCTGGTCAATCGTGTCAATGACCATCTGATTGACCTGTCTCAGTGTCGGACGGATAAAAGGATGCTTGTTCTTATTGCTCCTGCCGGATTCCAGAGTCCGTGCCTTGAGGGAGTTTGGTACTCCGTTTCGGTCATATCCGTCAAACACGATGGTTGTGTAGCTTTCGTCCGTCTCATCTACAAAATGAGTGAGGATCTCAGAATCTCTGAGATCCCCAGAGTCCACAGGGGTATTTGCCTTGAGGGTGTCCAGCACCAGACCAGCTGCCGGATAGATTGCGTAATGTGCCATCTTGTTGACATCCTTACTCAAGTCTGCCAGCATGGATTGGTACTTGTCCAGACCGGGATAGGATATCTTAGCCATACTGCCACACCCACTCCCAATGCAGGAGACCAGTGTCATTCTCAAACTGGACGGAGTTGAGATACCAGGACGCACCCAACCCATCCAGAGAAGTACCAACACTCTCAGGAACAGTGCTGTGAGGGTTTCTGGTGAACCAATCAATAGTACCCTCCTGCACCTTCTCCATCAGGCTGTTGGACGCTCTGAGGGCATTCTGACCGTCCATAGAGACCACACCGTAGTTATCGGCAGGAGCATGACTCCAGCCAAACAGGGCAAAGTCACCCAGTTTCTGCATCTCCGTTAGAATCTGATCCACTGGGTTTTACCTCCCCTCTGTCATTGGTGATCTTCTCACAGGTGATGTCTATCCCCATGCCGTTGAGGTATGTCCTGATTACCCGGTATCTGGTGCTGTTCCACAGGACGATCTTCTCCCCACCATAATCCTCTGCATTGGTCAGGTTGAAGACTATGTCAGGTTCTAGTCCGGCAGATTTCGCCTGATAGAATTCCCGGAATCCCACACTCTGGACGGTGCAGAATACTTCTGTCTGAGTCTCGGTGGGAGTGTCAAAAACCCCATGAGCGGCAGGAGATTCCCCCACCAGCTTGATTGTGTCTGCTCTGACCATCAGGTAGTCACCCCCGGCAGACCGTAACCAGAAGCAGTAATGAGTTGTGCTTTCTGCTCCCAGTAGGATTGATACAGACGGTCATAGTCATCAGGAGTGCCGAAGTTGAGACGGACATAAGTGATGATTGCCCGGATCAGGAGTTGGTCAGTGATGGTACTGGAATCGGTCACTGTCACCACTCCCTGTTGGGAGGTGGAGATGGTGAGACTTACTCCAGCGGCCTCCACATCAACAATCCCCAGATCACTGACGGCAGCGAGGATGAGACGGGCAATCTCAGGGTCATAGGCAGTAGTAGTGATCCTCAGGGCCATCTTGACTTCTGCTAACATTTCTCGGCCCTCCTAGCTTCAATGTATTGCTTGTATTCCTTCTCAGTGTAAAGGTGATAGGGAGGGCAATGGGAGTCTGCCCAGATAGTAAACCCATGACAGACAGCGCGGATGCAAAACCACCTGTCCTCACCCTGGAGGCATTTGAGGTTGGGAATGGGTGAATAGTTCACTCCGGCCTCAAGCACTCTCCGGGAGACAAGCATACAAGCACCCGTCATCCCTACCTCATACAATCCCGGTTCTGACCACTTGGGATTCATGCCGCTGCTCTGGTCATAAAGCCAAGCATTGCACCACCCATTTGTCCAGAACAATTCACTAACGATGTTTTTATCTGCATCCAGCAGGAATCTCAGGGTGTCAGGATGAAGCACCAGATCCGAATCCACAAAGAATAAAAAGTCGTACCCTCCGTCTAGTGCTTCTTGGATGCACCTGTTTCGGAGGATGCTCATTTTCTTGAGGTTGGTATCCGACCAGTAATGTGTGCCATCAGCTTTGCGGTACACATCATGCGTATTGATCTCCACCCATTTCCCCTTGAGGTCTGGGATGAGTCCGGGACAATCGTTGACTACATAAAAGATATCTGCGGTTACTCCATCTGGGAGGTTAAGACCAAGGAGTGAGGTTTGATACTCACGAAATATGTGCCTGTCCTGTCTCAAGGGAGTGGCAATGAGTACTCTCATTTGTCTCCCTCCCAATCCTCAGGGTAGATGACCCTTCTTCCGACATGACCGACCCTCACTCCCGGTTCTGCCCAGATCTTATAGCCGCATTGACTTGCCCTCCAGCAGAATGCCACATCCTCTCCAAACTCTGGAGTAGGCTGGAATGCCATGCCGAATTTTTCATGCACAGCACTCAGCACCTCGGTAGTCATGAGGCAACAGGCCATTCCACAGGCGGCAATCTGGAAAGTGTTTCTGGGATATTCTCCCTTCCACTTCTGTACACCCGGATGAATCTCTGTGAAGATGCAGGAGGAATAGGGAGGTCTCCTGCTATGGGCAATCCCTGTCACTATCTCATGCCCGGAGAATTGCAGATCCTCCACAATCTCCTTGTTAAAGACCATGTCAGAATCCAACCACAACACATGAGTGAATTTGTGGGTCAGGGCATGACGGACTAGTGCCTCCCTTGCAAAGTAGACAAGGGTGTTGGACTCCATCCTCACGGAGAAGTCTATGCACTCATCCTTGAGATGCTCCACAAGTCCGACCAATGACCCAAGGAATTCCACAGGGACATTCTCAAGGGTAGGGATTGCCACAAGTAATTTCATTTTTTCCTCACAGTTCTTGTCTTGGGTGTAGCTGTCTCTTTCGTCTCCGTCCCTCTCCATACCTCTGCCGCACCAACAGAGAGTAGGAAATTAAACTGGTCTGGGGAGACCTCAACGATCTCCCCAGCCTGGTGGTTGATTCGTGCGGCCTTTAACAGCCTGACCTTCATCAGGTGGTCACCGCAGAGGGCTTAATGATGTTGACCAGAGTACCCGGCCCGGTCACATCATGGGCGGCATAGATCCGACCCACAACCTTGACCAGATCACTCTCAGCGAGGGACAGGTCATCCCACTTGATGACCACATCGTCACCCTCAGGGAAGTTCACCTGGCAACCACGGAGGTCACCCACAATGGCATACACACCAGTACCAGCCTCGGCATTAGCGTAGCTAGGCAGAGCAGAGGTGTACACCCGGCGAAGACCAGCGAACGGGTCAACAGCGAAATTCCCGGCGGCATAAGCAGAGATGAAGTCCACCTCGGTCAGACGGTTCATGATGACCACGATGTCACTGGCCTCATCGGTCAGGTTCGCCACAGCAGTGGGGATGGTGGTGACGGAGGGAGCAAGAGTGACCTGCTTCACACCGACCTCATCAGCATCACTGGAGGACGGAGACCCGGTGATATCAGCAATGACCAGCTTGGACAGCTTGCGGATGATCTGGTAGGTGATCTCATCATAGATGTACCTGAGGAAAGCCTCACCACCCAGGGCAACTGCCTCGTCACTGATCTTGATCCACTTCTTGATGTTCTGGGGAGTCATGGTGACCACACCGAAGGTTAGGGACTCTTCCGTCACCGCAGTAGTACCCTCGGTATGAGGCCAAGCCTCAGTAGCAGAGAGTTCAAAGGGGACTCTCAGGTTGCCACGGATGTAAGTCCGGCGAACACGGGACAGGATATCATCCTTCTCCCATGCGGTCTTGATGATGCCCTCCAGCATGGTGGGGACAGGCAGCTGCCCGGAGACATTCTCGGTCAGGAGAGTCCGGCACTCACGCTCGTCACCAGTTTTGATGTAGTTGGCGAAAGCTTCAACGTATTCCTTGCTGGAACGCACCTCGTCATTGGTCTTGCGCTGGGTCTCAGGGGCAGAGTCGGTCTTCTTGCCCTTGCCGGAGGCCACAGCGGCACGGATCTCGTTCTTCTTCGCTTCGTTAGCCTTACGGGTCTCCACCTCGGCATTGATGCGGCGAACCTCATCGGTCAGGGCATCCAGGTCAGCACCCTCGGCATCCATCTCGGAGGCAATCTCCAGCTTACGGGCCTCCAGATCTTCAATAGTCTTGTTAGCGAATTCCATTACTTGCATTTTCCTTTCTGTTAGTAGTTGCTCACATCTGGAGCAGGAGGTTGAGTTTCTTCTTTTTTTGCTCCCTCTCCTCATGCTGACGGAACTCCTCCGTGAGTTCTGCAATCACTCCGTCACAGTAACTCCTAGCAGAGATTTCGGTTGCGTTATTGGCAGGAAGACTTACGGCAGATACATCGTAAAGTTTCCCAATGCCCGTGATAGTGCGAAGGACGGTGACCTTCCCGGTGTCATAGTCTACGGTCTCTGTCCTCTCCTCATCGGAGACAGTAAAGCCAAAGGACATCTTGGTGGTGTAACCGCCATTGATCTCCTCATACAACTGCCGTCCGATCTCAGTGCCACCCAGGTCTGCGGTGATCTTGAGTCCGTAGTCATCCACGGACAGTTCCAGAGTGCCGTTGCTCCCTCTGGCGAAGACCCGTCCCTCATGGTCATACTGCATGATCACATCGGTCATATCGGTCTGATCGAAAGCACGGGAGTCCACCTGTTCATTGACGGTATAGTTACCATCACTGTACAGTTCATAAGGCTGGTTGAAGGTGGTGGCATAACCCTCAACCATCTTCTTATCGGTAAACTCCACAGGGATAGCACGGATCTCCATGACAGCACGGTACTGCCGTCCTTCGTTCAGCTTATCCTCAAGAGTTTTGATCACTTTCCTCACTCACTTTCTCGTCTACGTTGTAGTACTCGCCCCGGATAATCCTTGCATCCCCATCCTCCACAGGAGGCAGCTGCCAAATCTCTCTGGCATCATTGATGGAAATGATGCCCCGGTCAAGCAACTGGGTGGAGACATTCAGTTTGTCAGCATTTGTCATGTACTGGAGTCTGTTTGCCGTTGCCATCACCATATTGCCCTCACTCTGCTCTCTGAACGTGAACAGCATCCGGGTCATCACATCAGAAAACTGAATGGCGAACCACTCCACCACTCCCTCATAAAAGGCACTCCAGCTGTCACCATATGCCTTGTTCTGGAGGACATCCTCATTCACACCGAAATACTCAAACACAGAGTCCCGGACAGCTTTCATGGTCTCAGCATCAGGGACATAGGGTTTGCTCTCCACCTGTTTGATATCGGTGTAGGTGTTGGGGAACAGGAGCAGACCACCAGCTTCGGCATCCTTGCCAAAATTCTCCTCGGTGAATCTCTGCCGTTCCTTCTTCAGATCCTCTGCCTTGGAGAAGTTGTTGAGTTTGGCAATATACTTATAGGAGGCAGTACTCTTGACTCCCTCCTGGATGCCCTGATTGTGAATGGTGATGAGATCCATAGTCGGCAGGAGTGCGTTGTTGGTCTCGCCAAAGAGGTCACTCCTATACTGGTATCTGGTCAGCACCCCACAGGCATCAAACTCTATTGCCGCCCACTCACCCCATCCAAATTTGTAACGGAGGTAAAGTCTCTGATCCTCCCCATAAGTCACCAGTTCACACTTGTCAGGCAGGACGCAGTAAATGCCGGAGACTTCCCCATACTGGTCAAACACAGGGCAGATGAATGCAGTGTTGTGGACATAGAGGATGGTGGCAAGACGATAGAGGAACTGAGACCATGTCTGCACCTGGTTCGGCCCATGAGTGAGCTTCCGTTGGAGAGCGGGTTTGGCACTCCCCTGAGTAGTCACCTCCAGTTTGGAGATGTGAGTGGCAATTGCACCGATTGCCGCCCGGACTAACTCGGACTCATAGATGTTGCTCCCAAATTTATGGAACGCAGGAGTATACCCATCCAGAAACTTGACGGTCTCCACCTTGTCACTTCTGGGTTTGGGACGATTCCCAAACAGGATGTCAAATAGATTCAAATTCCCCACCTCTAGTCATCGTTTCTCAGCCTGTCTCCCAGTTCAACATAGTTCGCCTGTCGGACGGTCATACAGTCCAACAGTGCGGCTGCACCGTCTATGTGAAGCATTGGAGATACCTTCACCAATCTCCCTCTGCCCCTCTCAGTGGACATCTTGATAGCTGAGTTGAGTAAGTGCATCTTGAGGAGATCGTTGTCTCCGATATCAAATGTGCCGTCCTTGATGATGCCTTCAACCTCTTGGATAACAGGCCAGAGGTTGTCTCCCTGATAAACATCGGAGCAGTGGACTCCCTGTCCTTCAAGGGATTGGACAAGGTACTGAGCAGAGTAACGGTCATACCCTGTTATCAGAGGATAGATGTGATAGTCGGTGATCAGGGAGATCAACCAGTTTTCGCAATCGTGATAGTCAACAAAGTTATCCCCTGACAGCTGGAGGATGCCCCTCTGGATGTAGGCATTGTAGGGAACTCCGTCTCGCTGGATTGCCTCATCAATCTTCTCCCTTGGCAGGAAGAACTTAGCAAACACATGGAGTTTCTTATTCCTCTCAATGACCACACAGGCACAGGTGAGGTCTGTGGTCTGGGAGAGGTCTATCCCGGCAACACAGTATGTCTCCCGGAAATCCTCCAGCCGGAGAGGTTTACCGCACATCCTGTCTACATCCTGAGTGGACAACCATGCTGTGGAGGAGTTCTGTTTGAGGTTGCAGTATTTGGTGATAAACTCAGCTTTTTTGGAGAGAGATCCTTCTGCAACCGCAATCTCTTCCAACATGAAATCAACGGAGACAGAAACTCCCAGATTGGGGTTGCTCTTCCTCAGTTCGTTGATGTCATTCCACTTGTCTATGTCATCAATCATGTAGAGGAAGGGCAGGAGTTTCTTTTCCTTGCTGTCCCCCAACAGAAAACGAGTTGACCTCTTGATCAACTCGTCATAGATGCTGTCATTGATATACCCTGAGGTAGTGCAGGACAGGAGTATACCCTCAGGTCTGGCTCCCATACCAGATTTCATTACCTCATATTGTTTGAGACCCTTGTCCCCTTCCCAAGCTGCCACCTCATCGCAGATGCACAAGGAAGGGTTGAATCCGTCACTCTTCTTGGCAGAGAAAGCAATCTTTTTCACGGAGCAGTTTGTTCCCGGTATGAACAAATCACTCTGCCTGTGCCGTGCCAGCATGGAGTCATCATGGAGTTTCAGCCTCTGAGCATTCTTCTCCTGTGTGTACTCCCTCAGTTTCTGCCACTCAGGATCTAACTGCACCATCTGCCAGATGCCGTTATAGATGATGTCAGCTTGGTCAAACTTTGGTGCTAGGCAGAAGACCCTTGCACCATATCCCCCGCACTTCTGGAAAACGTAATTTCCCACAGATCCGGCAAGAAGGGATTTGCCGTTCTTTCTGGCAACCACCAGGACAACCTCTCGGAACTGTCTCTGTCCATCTTTGTCCACTATCCCAAAGGTGGCGGCAAGAAACGCTTTCTGCCAGAGTTCAAGCCGGAGATTGGAGGGAGCAAGAGGGCCTTCCGTATGAAAACAGTGCTTCTCAATCCACTCAATAGCATCATTTGCTTTGACAGCATCATAAAAAAACGAGCGTTCCTCAAGACCACGGATGAGATATTCATAAATCAGACGGACATAGCGTCCTACCAGAAAAGTCCCGTTCTTAATTCCCTGATAATATGCGTAAATGTAATTGTCTTTGTGGATGTCAGGTGTTTTCATCGTAATTTTGACCAACTCGGTGAGACTTCTACGAAAATCGCCCTCACTGC